GGCGGTGCCCAATGGATAACGTCGCCGAAAACACTGGTAGCGAATTAATACGTCTGGAAACGCGAGGGTCAACCGTCCTGGCGCAAGCGAAGTCCATGAAGATTACCGACAACGCCAGCTGCCATCAGGTCGATCTTGCGATCACGCAGACCAAGCATATGCTGAAAGAGCGCGAGGATTATTGGGCTGAGGACCTGACTCTTATAAAAAGGAACCTGGAGATCACCAAAAACAAGCGCAAAGACATGTTGCGCCCGGTCCTTAAAGCCCAGGCTATTTTAGTGGCGGCGCTTGCCGAGTGGAAGGACGCCGAGGCGGAGCGTTACAGCGCTGCCTATGACAAAAAAAAGAAAGAAAACGAGGAAGCTGGAATTGCAGCTGCACTTGAAATGGCAGAGCAAGGCGAGTCACCGGAGGCGATCCGGGCGATGACCGAGCTCGCACAATCTAATGCGGGCATCGAGGTCGCGCATTTCGAAGTCAAAACCAAAACCAGTGTAGAGCCAGATTGGGAAGTAGAACTTTTAAAGGGGCAGGAAAAGGAAGTCCCCGCCAAATGGCTCATACCAAGGACCGAGACGGCGCGTAAGGCGGTCGCTCAAACTATCAAGAATGAGGTGGTCAGGTTGCGTGGCCAAATCGAACCAATACCAGGGGTCAAAATTAAACGTATCCATAAATCTATCAAGCGAGGTTAATTATGTCTGCAAATTTTAACTCTATCACTCTTGTTGGGAATCTGACCAAGGATCCGAAGTTGGAGTTTACCAGCGGCGGGAAGGAAAAAGGGACTTTGCGTATTGCAGTTAACCGCAAATTTAAAAAGGGGACTGAGCTTGTTGATGCCCCCTTGTTTATAGACGTAGAGGTCTGGGAAAAACAGGCGACGTCTTGTAGTGATTATTTAAAAATGGGGATGCCTGTCCTGGTGAGTGGGCAGCTACAGCGCGATGAATGGACTGGCAAGGATAACGAACCGCACGAAAAATGGTATGTCAACGCGCATGTGGTTCAGTTCTTAAGCAACAAACCCAGCGCATTCCCTAAAATCAAAGAAGATGAAGTCTCAACGCCAACCGACGCTGAAATCCCCTTCTAATGAACGATAGGTTTTATTCAGACGACCAGCAACCTGAGCTCCCCTTGTTCGCGAAAGCGCATAACGATGATGCTGATGACGCGAAGGTAGAGGAAGCGATCGGGATGATTGGTCGCGCGCTTGGCGGTGGCCCCCCAGGTGGTGGAACGCCCCCAGAAGACGACTCCTCTGACGAAGGGGGATTTGTGCCTAATGGGGAAAAGTGCACAACTTGTGGGCAAAGAGTGAAGGTGTACAAAAGAACTATATATGGCGCCATGGCGTATTTGTTAATAGATTTGATTTGGCGACAATCCGATATCGGCGAAGATTGGACTCATGTTGGCGCTATCCATATGCCCAATGGCAGGGATGCGGGGGCGGCTGGAGGGGCGTTTTCATTACTGCGATTGTGGAATTTGATAGAACAAAAGACAAACGAAAAGACGGAAAAAAGATGTTCAGGCTTGTGGCGCCCAACCAGCAAGGGCGTAGATTTTTGCTCAAAAAGAATAAAAGTAACCAAGTATTGCCATGTGTACGACAACAAAATTATGGGGTGGAGCGGTCCCCAGGTGAATGTTGTGGATTGCCTGGGCGAGAAATTCAACTACGCAGAGCTAATGAGGATGTAAATGTTCCCAGTAAAAGTATTCAACGCTAAAGGCAAGCTAGTAAAAGAGGTCTCTGTAAAAGAGCAAAAGACTAAGATGTGGGCGAACTTCACCAGGTCAACGCTTGGCGGGATCACTTGCAATAGCTCAGAGACGACTAAGGTATGCGCTAAATGCAAAAAGGAATTTAAAACATGGAACCCTAAAGTTAGGTTGTGTAGCAAGGAATGCAAGGAAAATCAATCGCGGGTCCAAAGAAAGAACTCCCCGGCTCGCAAGAGAAATAAGGAGGCGCGCGAGATAGAACAGGCTAAGGATAAGACTTGTGCCCAATGTGGATCCTTGTACCACTCTTGGAGAAAAGCAAAAAAATTCTGTACTACCAGGTGTAACCAGTCGTTTCATAATAGGACTAGCAACGAAAGCAGAAAAAAACGTAGAGCCAAGGGGAAAGAATGATAGAGTTTGCAGCTGAAAGTTCAGAGGTCGCCTTTTCGGAGGATAAGGATATGGCGACACAACGAACAAAGATACTATTAGATCAGCTGCGCGAGGAATTAGAAAGGGGGGCTTATCGAAAAAACATAAAGATAGAGACGTTAAGGCGGAGGCTGAAATACGATAAGGATAAAGGTGTATCTATAGACGAAGATAGGTTGATCCGTAAGCACATAATGCCAGAGTTCGGCAAGATGAACCTGGCGGAAGCGGAAGAGCACGCTCCTGTTTATGCTAAATTGTTGGCAAAAAACAGGATTAAGTCTAGCGCAAAAAAGATACTCCGGGTCCTCCAAAGATTACTAAGGATTGGGGACCCCTCATATTCGACGCCGACTGGATTAACGTGGAAGAAACCTGGTAACCATTTCGAAGCGAGCATGATCCTAGAGATGGAAGACATACTCAAGGTGATAGAAGCCAGGGTGTACCAACCGTATAGATTGCCTTGTAAGGTGGCTTTATATACCGGTATGAGGATGGGAAATGTTTTAGGTCTAACCAGGGGGTGCGTGGATTTTAAACGCATGGAAATCCGGTTCACGCTCAATAAAGTCCCAAAGCCCATGGTCATTCCGATCTCAAACAAACTATCCAAGGTGTTTAACCAGGTGCCGTGGCCTTTGAACGACGACGCAATTCTTTTCCCTTTGCCGTCTACCAGGCAAGCGGCGAGTCTTGCAGTAAGTCGGGCGTTTACCAGGGCAGGGTATAAGTGGTTTAGCTTCCATAACCTCAGACATACAGCTGCTTGTCATCTGTTGGAAGAGGGCGTGGATATTACGGTTATTTCGGCTCTACTCGGTCATAGTTCTATCAAGGTTACGATGGATTTTTATGCCAGGGTAAAACCGAAAGCATTAAGAAAAGCAGTTAATAGTTTCGATTAAGGTATGGTTTTTTACGAACAATATTTTGACGGTGTCTGCAAGTAGTTGAAAAGCAAGTAGCCCCAAGGGGAATCGAACCCCTGTTTCCGGCGTGAGAGGCCGACGTCCCAAGCGACTTTTGAACTTTCAACCTCTCATCTTACAACTACTTACCCTCGCCGTCAAAGATATTGCCCCCCCATGTTAGGGGACTTTTCGTGTAAAGCCACTCCTGGTCGGATCTCGATCAAGCGGAGATTGGTTATATGTCGAACAAGTCGCCAGCATTCCAGTTTTACCCAGCCGATTTTCTATCAGATTCCAAGGTAATCTTAATGAGTAATGAGGCAGTCGGTTGTTACATAAAACTGATCTGCCACGGCTGGCTCGAAGGGGCAATCCCATCGGATATTAATGCTATAGCCAAGCTATGTTTTTGCCATAGCGAAAAAATGGCTACCCTATGGGAAGAGATAAAGCCCTGCTATATAACTCACCCAAAAGACGAAACAAAATTAATCCATCCTCGCTTAGAAAAAGAAAGAAAAAAACAAGCCACAAACAGAAAGGAGCGTGTAAGTGCTGGTAAAAAAGGGGCTAAGGCACGATGGGAACAGGATGGCAAAGCTAAAGATTTGCCATTGGCAAAAAATGGCTCTTCTTCTTCTACTTCTTCTTCTACTTCTACTTCTGTTAAAAAACCTCTCGGAAAGAAAAAACCGGTTAAAACAGACGACGAAATAACAGATACAACCAAGGCATTGAGAGCTTGGGTTACGGAGTACGAAGCCCAGCTAAAAGACAAGCCAGATTTTCATCCCAAACGAGATCACTCGATTTTAAAGCTGCTTGTAAAAACCCATGGGCTGGAGAAAGTCCTGGATAAAATACCGCACCACATCACGGCGAGAAAATACCTGAGCATCCCAGGGTTTCAAACTACTTTTAATTCCCTGGGGATCAATACAAACCAAACAAGAGATGCGAAGAAAAGAATCGCATTAACCGAAATGGCAAAGAAATTAGAAAACAATACTGACGATGTTTTAGACATGATTCAACCAAGGAGGATTAATGCTTGATCTAAAAACACTGATGAAAGGCATGGGCTATTTACAGACCATAGGGCTTGAGCAAAAAGAGGAATGGGCTATGGCTGTGTGGCTAGATATTTTAAACGAAAAAGGAGAGCACATTAGCGAAGCTGAAAAAGTCCACATGAACCCAGAGGAATACGTTAATGCATGCAAGTATTTAGCGGCAAGGCATAAGAGCTTTTACCCTGGGGATAATATCCCGGCGTTATTGCTGGAACGTGTTAAAACGCGAAGAAGCGAGATGAAACGTATTGCACGCAAGGAACGCGAGGACCAGCTAGAACTAGAGGATAAGGCGTATCGGCGGAAGATGTTAGCAGAGCATAAGCGAGGGGATGGGGAGTTTAAGGGTTTTAAAAGGATCGATTTTAAGGAGATAGCGAATGAGCGACAAAGAGGTGTTAAAGCAGCGGGGTGAACAGTATGGACCGATGGCGCCTATGTGGGAAGCGATCGGGGCAATGCAATGGGAGAACTTCAAGTTCCTGATGCAGAAAAGTAAGGAGCAGGATCCCTCCCCGGCGGAGCTCGGTCACCTGGCAGCCATGAATATGACGGTCGTCAAGATGGTGCGTAGTATCCAGGACCGGGCCCATAACGATAATTATGTGGATGGCAGGAATTACAATACCATCGCCGACATTGTAGGGAATGGGAAAAAAGAATGAAAGCAATCGAAACGGTTTACAGGGGGTACAAGTTTAGGTCTAGGCTTGAGGCTAGGTGGGCCGTGTTTTTTTCTGTGCTTGGTTTAGATTTTGAGTACGAGAAAGAGGGTTATGATTTGGAGTGGTATACGCAAGCCGGTGGCTTTTACTACTTGCCTGATTTCTGGGTCCCCGCATGGAACGCTTTTGTTGAGATCAAAGGTCAAGAACCAGCCGAGGATGAGTTGGAGAAATGCCAAGTGCTCAGAGACTCTCATTATGGGAAAAAAGGGAAAAAGGTAATTATGTTTACCGGAGATCCTATGACCCAAAAAGGCATATGGTTCCAGTGTACTCTCGGCAAAAAGGGGTTTTTTAATAACGACGCCCCTATTTGCAACACGCGTGAGATTGAGTTAAGGCAGTGTAGCAACTGCGATACTATGTGGGCGTGCAGTAGAGGTTCTGAGGTAGACAGATTTATGCTTAAATCTGGGGAAAGGTGCCCCGAAAAGGATGGGTCAGACTGTTGGCAAAGTTCATGGGCTGTTACCGATAAACTTTTAAATGCAATGACAATGGCGAGACAGGAGCGATTCCAAGGAGGAATGGAATGATTAAACTAACACTACCCTGGCCGCCGTCGATAAATCACGCAAAGCATTTCTGGCGTGGGCGGGTTGTGACCTCTAAGGCGGCGGTGGCGTATCGCAAGGCGGTAGCCGAAGAGGTCTTACAAAACCATCGGGCTAAAAGTTTAGGCTCGGCGAGGCTGGAAGTTCATATTCAGGCGTTCCCGCCAGATCGGCATAGGCGGGATCTCGACAACATCCAAAAGGTTTTGCTCGATGCGCTCCAGGCGGCAGGTTTGTTCGACGACGATGAACAGATTGACTACCTTTCGATCCTGCGGGCGCCCAGGTTAAAAGGCGGAATGTTGAATGTGCAGATATCAGAAAAGAAAAATGGGAAAGTGAACGATAAAACAAAGGAGAAAAAAGATGGATGTAAAAGAATTAGCTAAGGATTTGAGGATAGAAGATATCCCTACGGAATCAAGACAGGGTGCGCTTTATCCCTGGCGGAATTTTGTAGAAGAGTATGGAGTTGAACCTTTAGTTTGGTTGTCAAGTTACTGCGAGCGGAAGGGGGGCGGAATGGTTTACGTCCCATCACTCGACCGTCTCACGCTACCCGCGCGGCGAAGACTTTACCTATCCGAAGACCTAGTGGAATAAACCAGCCTAGCCTTTATTCGCCTCGGAAACCGTTGGCCTGGATACCGGTTTATCCCAATAGGGAGAGTGGCACCCAGGACACTGTTTGGGCAACATGGTAGATCGCGGAATCCATTCATGTTTACAGCGGTGACATTCAAGAACTGTTAGTTTGATTTTCATTGGTTAGCCTCGAAAAAAGCTCTCGCAAATCCTTCCGGTGTTTTACTTCTAATGTTTTGTCGTTCTGGTCCTGGGGGAATGTTATGCATCTTTGATCCCAGGGTTGGCTCAACTGGATTAAGTTTTAGGTTGCGGTTGAACTCGCCCCACAATCCTGTTTTTTTGGTGTAAGGATCGCCGTAGTCACAAGGCTGAAAATACCAGGGACCAAAGTTCTTCATAACCGGAGCAAGCGTGTTCATTCGCCCGACCGGATTTTCGATCGCCCAAAACTTTAATCCAAATTCTTCAGTTTCCTCATCTCCGCCATCCCATGAATAATATTCAACGGTCGCCAAAGTTTTCTCGACCAGGTCGATCGCCTTTGCGGTGCGTCCATCCTTGTCCTTCTCGCTAAACCATCTCGCCCCACTACAAGCAAACTCGGTGCAGGGAACTGCGGCTAAAATGCCATGAACGAAAGGGGGTAGTTCCAGTTCTTCAGCGACATACTCGACACAAAAATCTGAGATATCGATCCCTTCAATTTGCTTGTCCAGGCATATCACATCGTAACCAGCATCAACATAAGGTTGCGACCATGTCCCAGAGTGATCGAATAAAGATAGGATTGTTTTGTTCAATTTTTTACCCCCTTACAATATTTTTCGACAATAGCTTTGTGTTGTGGAGATGCCCCAGTTAAGTCAAGGTCAGCCTTGATGAAAGCCATGTGTACCCTTTGCCGTTGTGCATTATTAGCGGAACGAAGGGTGTGCTTATACTCTTGTCCCCAAAAATAGGCGAAGCCAAGGTAACAAGCTGTGCCGATAAAAGTTTTATCCAAAGCGTTTAAATAGGTGAACGATTGTCCTGTTAAAAATAGTTTTTGCGGATCTCTAAATTCACAATTAAACAAAGAGGCCATCGTTGTATCGTGGTCTGCTAAATTATCTTGGAACCCTTCTATAACTTGTTCTTTGCTTAATGCCGGTATTGCTTTTTTTTTCATTGATTCTAGAACGCTTTCTAAAGTTTCCATCTCATCTCTCCCAGTTGAGGGGGCAAAGCCCCCTGTTAGTTAATAATATGCTTGTAATGAATCTGGAATATCTCGCTCATGTAAATGCCCTGACGCTAAAGCCTGTGATATAGGGGCAAGTTCTTCTCGCTCGAAAGCGATCCAAGCGTCAGAGCCGTACATCGGATGACCTTCCGTCCAACAATCAGGGTTGAGTTTTCCCCCATTGTCTAAATGTGCTTGAACTTTTTTTTCTTGTTTCAAAGTAATTTCTTTGTTTTCTTCTTCTGCGTATTCGTCTTTGAAGTTAAGTGTTGTAAGAACCCATGTCCTACCATAATCGTCTGATGCTCGCAGAGAAAAATGTTTGTGTTCGCATACAGACCAGTCATACTCTATCCTTCCGCAACGCTGTCTACAATCATGGTGCTCTTCTGCAACTTCAAGACTTGTAATTTTTGTTTCGTTGATTTCCATTTCCTCTCTCCTGGTTAAGTTTGAATTTTTCTCTCTCTCCGTCATACCACTAATATATGATTATAATCATACATTGTCAAGGGGGAAAGTGAAAAAAAGATAAAAAAACTTTAAGTTTCACATGGAACAGAAAGTCAACCAAATTAACCCATCAATGAGGTTGTGATTTATCGAAAGAACAGGAAGGTTGGTTATGGTAAATCTGGTATGTGGAAACTGCAAAAGGACTGACACTCTTTCGCGTATACACCGGTGGTAAGAAAACACTAGGGGTATTGCTGGATCTTAAAGGGGTCCCTTTCGCGGTAACTTTAGAACCTCCATTGGTGCTGTCCGATGATGGTTATCATACCCAGCCTAATATTTCCTGCATCCCGCTTGGTCTTTACCGCTGTAAGCGGATTGACTCGCCTAAATTCGGTAATACTTTCGAAATTACAAATGTTCCTGGACGCAAGCATATTTTGCTGCATCGGGGTAACCGCGCGACTGAGACGTTGGGGTGTGTCCTGGTGGCCGAGAGCTTCTCGCAGATCGGGGTCGGTAGCAGCAGGGCTGGATTCAAGGAATTTATGGACATGATGGAAGGGGAGGAATTTTTCAATTTAACGATAAAGGAGATATGAAAAATGGAAGGAATTGTCGGATTAATGGCAAAGGCTCCAGATTATCTAATCGCTATCTCAGGAATAATTGCGAGTCTTACAGTATTAACTGCAATAACGCCCACGAAGCTCGACGACAAATGGCTAGGGAAAGCGACGGTCGGTGTTAATTTCTTGCTCAAGTTAGCCAATATGGGCGCGGGTAATGTTGGGTTCAACAAGAATAAAGATGAGGACAAAATTAAATGATTACGACCATAGTTCTCATTTCTCTTCTGGGGGCTGGGTTTGCCTGGGCATATTACCAGGGAAAGAAAACGGCTCACATCGAGGGGATGGAGTCAGACCTTAAAAAGACGAAAAAAATAAGCGAAATGGATAAGGACCATGATCAAGATACCGCTGACATTCTTAATGCTCTCTCTGCTCCTAGCTTGCTCAACAAGCCGCCCAGGGATCGCTAGATTATACGCGGAACCAGTTGATCCGCCGTGCGTGAAAGAGTTATTCCAGAAAGGAATATCCACGATTCCCGCAAAGATAACGACGAAATCTCTTGGGTTTTTTGATTTTAGGGATTGCCAGCAACATGAAATAGGGTTGGCGTGGGTAAAAGAAAAAAGGCTTAGGATAAAGTATTCGAAACAAGTGGGTATCCTGAATGGCGAACAATGAAGATTGTGGCGGTAGTTTTGTTGTTAGTGGCTGGGTTGTTCGTTGCCAGGAGCGGAAGCGATGAATTACCTAAAGTACCTCCTTTCGAGGAGATGCTTGATTGGAGACCGCAGCCGGATCGAACTATGGAAGTTGTATTTCCAGGCATACGGTTCCGTTATTCAATTCTGGATTTCAAACCCGCGCCTAGTTGTCAGGCGGTGGTTGAGATGGTTGGGACAAAAGAGCTTAGGTGGGTAACTCACGCGGGAATATTTGCCCATCAGTATCTAACAAAGAATACCCCAATGCTTTTTAAACGCGCGGGGGAGGGTCAGTGGCATTGGCTTAACCTTAAAACTTACAGGGAGAAATAGTTATGCCAGGCGGAAGAGTCAATGTTGGGAGTTATGGGAAACCAGTTAAAAAGAAAAAACCGAAAAAACCTAAAAAGAAATGAAAAAGAAAAGGAATGGTTTGGTATGGAAGTTTACCAAAAAGCAAAATGCTAGAGGGAAATATAGGAAGGAATATGTTGACCAGCCTATTTATCCAGTCAAAAGATATGATGGGCAAGGAAATTTGATACATGAAAAAACGGAAAAAATTGTTAACAGATAGGCAGAAACAGTTCGCGGTTGAATACCTGATCGATAGGAATGGGAGCGCAGCCGCTATCCGCGCTGGTTTTAGCGAGAAAGGTTCAAGGGTTACTGCTTCCAGGTTGTTAACAAACCCTAACATTAGGGCAATTATTGACAAAAAGACGGCAAAGATTATTGAAAAGACAGAAATGACGGCGGAGAGAGCGATGCTAGAGGTCAAGGCGATCGCAACCAGCAACGTCAGAGACATACTCGATTACGACCCGAAAAGAAGAGAGTATTCCTTCAAGTCATTAGACGATGTGCCGCCAGAGTTCTGGAAAGCAGCGAGCGAAGTGACTGTATTTGAAACGCCTGGTGGTACTGGGACTGCATATCGAGTAAAGATGCATCCGAAACTCCAGGCCCTCAAGATGGAGTATGAGCGGCATAACCTGATTGGGCCCCAGGCAGGGGTAACCAATAATACTAACATGTTTATTAGCGTGATGGATTACAACAAGGCGCTCAGGCGAGTCGGGGAAAAGGAGATAACTCCGGAAGATATTGATATATGAGTTGGGCTAAACGGCAGATTGAAGAGGATATGGGCTGGGGGTTGCCAAAGACTAACGACAAACCCCTAAGTTTTAAAGAGTATAAGAAAGTTTACAGCCGGTTGTGGTCGAAGGAATCGGTCACGCCAGGTGATGTTGAATTTATAGTTAGGTTAATTAATGAGCGTAGCAACCCAGGAAACTAATTTAAACGCAGCCGGCAAGGTGATGGACCGCGTGGCTAAGTTTTACGATGACCCTCTGGGATTCGTGAAGTTTGTGTTTCCCTGGGGTGAAGGTGATCTCGAAGGACATACCGGTCCTGATACCTGGCAAGCTGAGATCCTTGAGGATTTTGGTAAACACATTAGAGAAGGGACAGGCAGCTATCAATGTTCAGTAGCGTCGGGGCACGGTATAGGAAAAGGAGCCCTGAGTTCATGGCTTCTCATTTTTTTGATGAGCACTAGGCGCATGGCCGGGATTACGACCGCCAATACAAAGATGCAATTGGAGTCCAAGACCTGGCGAGAGCTAGCCCTCTGGCACTCCAGATCCATCCTTAAGCCCTGGTTCGAATGGACCGCGACTAAGTTTTACCACGTTGAGGAACCGGAAACCTGGTACATCTCGGCAATCCCCTGGTCAGAAAAGAACTCAGAGGCATTTGCAGGACTGCATAACGAACACGTTGTGCTGTTGTTTGATGAGGCATCCGCAATCCCAGATGTTATTTGGGAAGTGGCGGAAGGTGGAATGACAGGGCATGGAGATAATACAGAATCAACCGCTGCCTGGTTTGTCTTTGGTAACCCCACGCGTAATACTGGACGGTTTCGAGAATGTTTCGGTAAGAATAAACATCGATGGAAAACACATCAGATCGATTCGCGTAGTGCAAAAATGACCGATAAGGTCAAGCTCAATCAATGGGTGGAGGATTATGGTGAGGACTCTGATTTCGTAAAAGTAAGGGTGCGTGGCACGTTCCCATCTGCGTCATCGATGCAGTTTATTCCAGGGGCGTTAGTGGAAGATGCGATTGAGCGAGAAGCAAAGTCATACTTAGAGGAACCCTTGATTCTCTCTTGCGATATCGCCCGCTATGGCGACGATTCTACGGTTTTCTGCTTTCGCAGGGGGCGTGACGCCAAGACGATCGAATGGAAGAAGTACAGAGGGCTCGATACCATGCAGATCGCTGCAAGGATCTCGGAGCAAGCTGGGATTCACCAGGTGGATACCGTATTCATCGATGAAGGTGGGATCGGGGCGGGAGTCTATGACCGTTGTCGGCAGCTGCATGTATCAAACTGCATCGGCGTTAACTTTGGTTCGAAGAGTGAGTCAGCGACCTATAACAACAAAAGAGCTCAGATGTGGGGCAACATGCGCGACTGGCTCGAAGGTGGATCCATCCCTGACGATCGGGACCTAATGGACGACCTGACCGGTCTTGAATATTCCTTCACGCCTAATAACAAGATACAGCTAGAGAAAAAAGAAGATATGAAAAAACGTGGGCTATCGTCACCCGATTGCGGCGACGCCCTGGCGTTGTCATTTGCTTATCCAGTAGCTCCGAGAGGACTTGGAATCAAGAGCAGCGCGATGGCGAACAAGCGAAGAGACTATAACCCTTTAGCGAGGAAACGATAATGTGTGGATTTCTGATGCCAGGGCAACCTGGGTTTAACGCGATATTCCCTGGTGTTTCCAAACTAATGGCGGAGGCAAAGGCTGATTCATCTGCTGCTGGGACTAAATCTGGGACCAGGCAAACATCTCCATCCGGCAATAAAGGTGCAGACCGTAGAGGAGGTCTTATAGGTGGGGGGAACAATCCATCAGTAAAAGGAAAAGCCGGGGGAAAGGTTGAAGGTAGAAGGCAAACTGGACCATCCGCGAGCGGTTTTAAAGGTACAGACAAGAGAGGTGATCTGGTGAGTGGGGATCGCAAGAAGTCGGCCGAGAAAAAAACATTATTGGGTGGATAACCTTAACTAAGGAGAAAGCATATGTGTGGTGGCGGCGGATACAGTCCTCCCCCGGTTGTAAGGCAAGAGGTGAAACAAGCACCAGTTACTCCGGCTGCGGGGATAAAGAAAAAAACAACCAGACAAGTCCCGAAAGTGGGTGTCTCTGCTCAGACGAATTTGCTAGGCGGAACAGCTGGGATAGGTGACGACACATTAAACCTGGGCGGCAAATCAATCCTGGGGGGCTAATGAAAAGAACAACTCAACGTAAATAGGAGAACGATATGTGTACTGGGGCAGAAGCAATGATAATTAGTTCTGTAATAGGGGGGGTGTCGTCAATGGCATCTGCTTCTATGGCACCATCCGCTCCTTCTATGCCGCCATTACCTGACCAGGGCCCGATCAAGCAAGCGGAAAAAGCTGCGGATGCATCAGTCGCTAATCGGATCAAGGCAACCCGCTCGAAGATGGGGAATGTTGCGACTCCGAAAACGATGCTGGCGGGAACGATGGGAGTGGAAGACGAATCGCTTAATCTAGGCGGCAAACTGATTTAATCTTCCCCTGGACAGGGATGTCCGGGGTTTCGCGCATGGAGGCGCTAAATGGCAGAACTAGAGGTAAACAACAAGGCAAAATACATTAGACGCTTGTCCAGGTTAAAGCTGGAACGAGAAAGCTATATCAACCATTGGGAAAAGATAACTGACAGCCTTCTTCCACGGTCAGGGCGGTATTTCCTGCAAGACCGTAACAAGGGAGAGCGCCGCAATAAAGACATTTACGACTCTACCGCTACCAGGGCATTGGGTGTTTTGGCGGCTGGCATGATGGCAGGAATGTCATCACCCGCGCGGCGTTGGTTTCGTTTAGCGTCATCCGACCAGGACCTGATGGAGTATGCACCGGTTCGGCAATGGCTCGATGATGCCGGGGATGTGCTGCTTGATGTGTTCGCCCGATCTAATACCTACCGAGTATTGCACTCACTTTATGAAGAGATGGCTGCATTCGGGACCGGCTGCGCGATGATCTTCCATGACTTTGATGATCTTATTCGTTTGTACCCGCAAACCGTGGGAGAGTTCTACCTGGGGCAGAGCAATCGTTACCAGGTGGATACTTTGTACCGAGAGTTTCAGATGCAGACCGGTCCGTTGGTGCAAGAGTTCGGCTACGCGAATGTCAGCAAGACTTGCCAGGCGTTGTACGACCGAAACATCCTGGACGAATGGACTACCGTTTTACACGCAGTTCAACCTCGCAAAGAAAGAGACGTTGCCAAAAGAGACAATAAGAACTTCAAATACGAATCGATCTTCATGGAGGTGGACGCCGATAGCGATATGATCCTCCGCGAGAGCGGGTTCGAGATGTTCCCTGCGTTGACCCCTAGATGGATTGTGCGAGGCGGCGATGTTTACGGATCCGATTCACCAGGCATGACAGCGCTCGGAGACATACTACAACTGCAAGACGATCAACTTAAAAAAGCCAAAGGCATCGATTACCAGGCGGATCCCCCGCTTCAGGTGCCAACCGCTCTAAAAGGTTCGGAGGATTTACTTCCTGGTGGAATCAGCTATTACGATCCAGCTGCTCCAACTGGCGGGATAAGGTCCGCATTCGAAGTTCAACTCAATCTTCAACATTTACTCGAAGACATTATGGATGTTCGCGGCAGGATAAACTCTGCCTTCTTTGTCGATCTATTCCAGATGATCTCGCAATCCGACAGGCGCCAGATTACGGCGACCGAGGTGGAGCGCAAGCACGAAGAAAAGCTGCTGGTATTGGGACCAGTCCTAGAACGAAGCCAGAACGAAGTGCTGGATCCGCTTATTGATAATGCTTTTTCGGTTGCGCTGCAAGAGGGATTATTCCGTGCGCCGCCAGAAGAAATGCTGGGGATGGATATTCGAGTTGAATACGTTTCCATGTTAGCCCAGGCGCAGAAGGCAATTGGAATATCTGCATTGGACCGCATGATTGGGACGGTAGGAACGATGGCTCAGGTCAAGCCGGATGTTATCGATAAGCTGGATTCCGACAAGATCGTCGATGAATACAGCCAGATGTTGGGCGTTTCAACGGATGTGATTATCGCTAACGAACAAGTCGCCATCATTCGAGAGGATCGAGAGAAAGAGCAACAACAAATGCAGCAAGCGGCGCAGATGGCAGAGGTCGCGAATACGGCCAAGACAATGGGCGACACCAAAACTGAGGACAAGAGTTTACTAACTGATGTGGCGCAACAATTCACTCAGTTATGACTCAATACGATCCTGATACCAGGAAGAAAAAGCAAGATGAAAGTAAATCAAAGCGCGACCAGGAAATCGATGATTTACGCCAGGTGCTTGCGACAGCTAGTGGGCGCGGATACATACTCCGCCTTCTGGAACGATGCGGGACTTTCAATCTGTCCTACTGCAATAACGCAAGCGAAACGGCTTTTAAGGAGGGGCGGCGATCAATGGGTCTCAGTATTTATAGAGACATTGCGGATGCGTCGCACGATGGAGTTAGAAACATAATAGGAGATTTTTATGAGCGAAGAACAGGAAACAACCGCAACGGCTGAGGCTACAGCGGAATCGGCAGAAACCCAAGAGAGTCCCGCTTCAAGTGAGACCGGTGAAAGCCAACCCCAGCAAGACGCCCAAGGGTACGAACCTTTCGTTATCCCTGAAGGGTTTTCCATGAACGACGAGCAAGCGACCGACGTTACGTCATTCGCCAAAGACTTGGGACTTGACCAGGCTAATGCACAAAAAGCCGTGGACAAACATTTCGAGTTGATGGGCAAAGTACGCGACCAGGGAAATGAAGCTCAAGAAAACGTGTACCAGGAGTGGGCTGCTGCGACCAGGACCGACAAGGAATTTGGCGGGAATGATTTGCAGGAAAACCTTTCTGGTGCCAGGAAAGCCATGAACTCTTTCAGCGAGCCCGCCAAAGATGCAAATGGTAAAGCCGTACTGCATAAGGAAGGCCCAATGAAAGGTCAGCAAATGAGCGAGATGGAAGTGCTGATGGGTGAGAGTGGCTGGGGGAATCATCCTGCGATGATTCGAGTTTTTCACCGTATCAACAAAGCTATGAGCGCAGATTCGTATGTGACTGGGACTTTGGTTCCTCCTACATCGAAGAAGACTCAGGCCGAGACGTTGTATCCCGACCAGGGGAAATAACCTAGTCGGCAAAAACTAAATAATGCTCCAGTAAGGATAAGTCCTATCAAGGCCATGGATGGCCCGCGTTGACAGGATGTTAGTTGGTAGGACTACAACGGATAGCGACTTATTCAATTCCTGGAGGTTTGAACATTAAACCTTTTAGTAAAGGATATTGAATTATGGCTACATTAGCAGTCACTCATCCAACCCTTGCCGACGTTGCGAAGGCGACGGATCCAGATGGCAAGATCGCAACTATAGTTGAGATTCTTAATGAAACGAATGAAATTCTCGAAGACATGGTCTGGGTCGAAGGCAACTTGCCTACCGGTCACAGAACCACGATTCGAGCGGGTTTGCCAGCACCGACCTGGCGTAAGTTGTATGGCGGCGTTCAACCGACCAAGTCAACCAACGTCCAAGTCACCGATACAACCGGTATGCTAGAGGCTTATGCAGAAATCGACAAAGCCTTGGCTGACCTTAACGGCAATTCGGCGGCATTTAGAATGACGGAAGACAAAGCCCACATCGAAGGGATGAGCCAGGAGTTTGCAGCTACCCTGATGTATGGAAATGAAGGCACGGCGCCGGAAGAGTTTACCGGATTCGCACCTCGCTTTAACGATAACTCCGGTCCAGCCAACGCGGATAACATTATCTTAGGCGGCGGGTCTGGTGCTGATAACAACTCAATTTGGTTGATCTCCTGGGGCGCTAACACGGTCCACGGTATCTATCCAAAGGGATCGAAAGCAGGGCTCCAGTTCAATGACAAGGGACAAGTGACCATTGAAGATTCCGATGGTAGTAATGGTGGCCGTTATGAAGCCTACCGTTCACATTACCGATGGGATTGTGGTCTATCTGTTCGAGACTGGAGATATGTAGTTCGTATCTGTAACATCGATCAGTCCGCGTTGACCGGCGATAAGTCTGGTTCTTCAGCAGATGTTACCGACCTTATGGCTCAAGCTATAGAGCTTCTGCCTAATCAGTCATCTGGGCGACCAGCGTTCTATATGAATCGCGGACTGCGTTCAGTATTGCGTCGGCAGATTGCCAACACAACCAATGTCAATCTTACGATGGACCAGGTTGGTGGGAAGCATGTTATGTCATTTGATGGCATTCCAGTTCGCCGGTGCGACATGTTAACCAGTACAGAAGCTACCATCTCCTAATTGGTGGATGGATATTAATATAAAAATTAACTCTCTTTAGGAGATCAATTATGAGCTTAGTAGATGCAAGATTAGAACTGTCGTCCGCACAGGCCCTTACGGCATCAGCGGATTCTACAAATGTCGTTGACCTCACTCAGACTGCGCGTCAGGTTGGTGCGGGTCGTCCGATGTATGTGCATTTTAATGTAACCGTCGCAGCTGACTTTACCTCTAGTGATGAAACTTACACCTTTGGTGTTGCTACAGGGGCGGCTACTTCTTTGGGAACCGTTTTAGCTTCTCGCGCTATTGTCGCCACTACACTTGTTGCTGGGTACAATTTCTCGATGGCTGTTCCGATGGAAGGAGTCTTGCGGTATATCGGAGTTGAGTACGTTTTAGCCGGCACATCGCCAACGATCACGGTAGA